GTCATAGCTAGACCATTGCGCCCACCGTTGCGTGGTGATGTCATAAACAAACGTTCCCTCATCCCCAATGGTTAAGCAATAGAAAACATGCCCCTGCCACGGAAAGCCCCAAGCATAAACGTCAGAAGTCGCCACATTAGAAATGCGCTCTGAGATATAACTATCAGACAATGCCATTGGCACATCACCGCCACGATACACGATCCGATCTTCACCCACCCAGAATGCGGTATTGTCCAAGGCAACAATCGTATCACGAGACAGACAGCCCCGCTCATAAGCTCGCCCAACCTCGACCGCAAAAGGTGCCTCACTATCGCCTGATGGATAGCGGAACTCGATTGACCGTTCGCCAAAGTCCCAAATGCGACCACCGACCACAGCGGAGGCCAACAGCCGATCTGTTGACGATGATGCACTATCAAAGTTTAGCGCGTCCCAAGTCGTTGGCGTGGTGTCTGGCGTCCAAAACCGCTTCTGGGTGCCACCAGCTACACACAGCCAATATCCGGCCAAATGACCTACCCAAATGGGGTTCGTGAACGGTAGCGTAACCGTCGATAGAGCCCCGCCCGTGGAGTATTGCAGTAGCGTGCCGTCAGCAATCATCACGCCAGCTAGATTGCCCGCAATGATAACCCGCCCCGTTCCTGCAACCGTGCCGATGCTTGTAGCTACACCCGATGAATTGATCCGAAACGCTGACGTTCCAATGACTGCCACAATGTCGCCATTAAGACAGCCAGGAGCCCGATAAATACCACGAAGCGCACCAGCACCGACCCGAAACATATTTAGACCCGGGCGCGGAATCCAAATCTCGCCGCTTTCAGATGTGGCCGATTGTTCCCAATAATAATTCTCGACACGGCTTTGCGGCATTTGCGCTGATGTGCGTTTGTAAGGGGATGAACCAATTCCAACTCTAGGCATCCATTTCCCCTAAAATGAGCGCATCATCCAGCATGGCCTGCGTCAGTTTTTCGATTTGGTAGTTTACCGCCCCACCGTTACCCTGTGGAATAATACCCGTTGTTGCCCCACCGTTGCCCTGTGGGATCGTGCCAAACATTGCCCCGCCAGAACCTTGGGGGATAATGCCAGATATAGCCCCACCAGAACCTTGCGGGATAAAGTTAGAAACCGCGCCGCCATTGCCTTGCGGTATCTGTATTCCAGTTGGAGGCGGATTATAAACCGCGACAAAAGACGACGTTCCGGCAAAAACCGCTGATGCAGGAACAACTAACTGCGATGTGGCATTGAACGATGACGTCCCAGCAAAGGTAGCCGTGCGCTCTAAAACAATTGCAGCCGTCGCACTAAAAGACGATGTGCCGCTAAATGTGGATGTAGGAGGCGGAACGCCTTGAACTAAAACACCAATGAGAAGCAGGCGAGTAGTAGACATTTAACGCCTAGACTTCCTCAATCAGTGTATGGGTTGTGGTGACAACGCCCTCCGCATCCACAAAGGATTCAGCGAGATACAAAGCGCCGTCAGGATCACGGAAATATACCTCGCCTGTTTTGGTCATTAGTCATGCGCCTTCAACATGACGTAGCCCAAGGTTGCACCAGAGCCAGGCGTCGATACACGAGCGCGAATTGCACCCGCGTTAATGCTGTTTACAGTGACTTGAACAGTAGCACCAACCACAGCCGTCAATGGCGAGCCGATAGCATACCAAGTCGATCCAAAGTCATCCGAGCCTTCAAGCTGGAAGGCTGGGGCCGTGCCGCCAGCACCCATGTTCACGACCAATTGGGTAGAGTTACCTGCATCGCGCGCAAGCAAGGTGCCAGTGGTTGCGTTTAGCGTGTTTGGATTAACTACGCGGTCAACCAATTGCCGTGTTGGTGGAACTTGGACGTTAGATTGCACGCGGGTCAATGCGCGGGTAAATGATGGCGTCGTGCCGCCAATTGTCTGAACATAACGAATGCGCGTTCCCGACCCCATCGGCATAACAGGGCTGCGATACATGCCAACCGCCGTGATACGATGAAAATCATAAACCGTGTAGTAATTCGTTCCGTTATCGTCGCTTTCCTCGATCCGCACATCCATCGTTGGGTTAGTGCCAGAAACCGCCGTGACGTGAATGCTCATTTGGTAGCTATTACCCCAAGTTGGAGTAAATGGCCCCGCAGTTGCCGTGGTTGCGATTGCAACACTTGCAAGGTCAACAAAAAGCGTCGGAGGGTTCATGCCTACGTTGCCAACAATAGCAGAACCAGTTTGAAGCGTGGCGTTAACTGGCTGCGGGGCCGCAAAAGATACCGGCAGGGGATTAAACGCGCCATTGGCCCGCGCACCCTGAATATACGTTGTTTGATTTGAGAAAAGCTCAACCGCTACATGGCCAAGCGTCCAAGTCGTACTTGAAGCCGGGGCCGTGGTGCCGTTGAACGACCACAGGAACACATAGAGCGGAACGGTTGGGTCTGGGATATTCTCGTCACGAGATGCCCGAGTAAGAATGGTTGGTGTTGCAGATGACGCCCGCACTTTATCAGCAAGCCAGACCTCACGGCCTGTCAACTCGTTCATGAGAACGGTGCCGGGGGAGTTTGTGGTTTGAATTGTCGCCACTGTGTCGCCGCTTGCCCAACCGTTGCGTTGCGCGTCGAAGTTGACGTTGGTAACAGTCGTGCCTGTGAATAGGTTGCGGACGTAATTGCGACCAAACAAGGTCAGCGTGCCGGTGCCAGAAGCGGGCCAGCCTGCGACCGTGAAGCGGATCGTATCAATGCCCGGAATCGACGCGATGGCATAGCGACCGGGAACACCCGCCGCGCCCGTAATGCCGCCAAGCAAAACAAACTGGCCAACCATTTGGGACGTATAGCCATGTGCCGTTAAAGTTACATCGACCGTCGTTGAGTTGACGATGTTGTAAGCCAAGCCCTCGCCAAGTAGATCAGCCAATAAAATAGCACGGTTGTTATTCACAATCCGGCTTGAGATAATATGCGACGAACGCAGCCGCATAGAGCCCGCGTAGGAGCGCACAGACCTAGCCAAGAACTCAGCGTTGGTGTTGGTGCCAGCCACGATGTTGAGCGAGCCAGACGCTTGGTTATAGGTCACACCTGTGCCGACGATAGGCGCATTGAAGAAAACATCCAACACCGACGAGCCAACAGCCGAAAAGCCAGCCTGATCTATGAATTGGGTAGCCGCCGCCGGAAAGTGGTTGCGGTTGGTGATGTCCGCGCCCGTTGCGTCGGTCATCATGCTTGCGCCGACAAAGCCTTGAGGGACAGTGATGCCTGCGATATTGTCAGTCCCAACGCCTGTGTTGGCTTTGGCTTGTAAGCTATTCGTAGGCATATTTACTCCTCAGTGCCGGTCAGCGTTGCAACGCGCGGCACATTGGGCGCTGCGATAGAGATAGAAGCACTCAGCGGGGCAATGTATAAAAGCACGCCGCTTCCAGTCGAAGCCGTGCCAATGCCCAAATGTGTGGCCGTGGCCGTGCCAGCCGTGCAAGCACCAAAGTCAATTGGCTGCGTCGTTGGTGACACGCTGTTGCCCGTCACCGTAAACCCACCCGCACCAGAAGCGCGGTTGATGCCAATGCGAGCGTAACCCGTGTAAGCAACCTCCGACGTTGATTGGTCGCCAGCCTCGCCGGGATCAGCACTATGCAACGACAAGAACAATTGACCCGCCGCGCTCGATCCGCGCAAGCCCGTTGCATCGCCAATGTTTGCCGCGTTCGTGTTGTTGAAGGTCAGCAACAGAAGGGCATTTTCCCATGCGTTTGTTTTGCTTGTCACGTTGTTTCCTTAATTTAAAACGGCGTTATCGTCCCACACTTGGCGACGATCTTTTGAACGAACCAAGACGCGAGAGGCAGAAGCCGCATCACGCATGATGTCTGCTGTGACAGGAACACCAAACCGACGCGCCACACGAGCCGCAAGCAAGGCCGTCAGCGCATCATCATGCTCAGGACCAAGCGGACTATCAGTTGCCCCTGTAATGTCTTGAACAGACAGCCAGACCGCTCTGGAGGGTATGTAGACATAGAAGAACGTATTCCCGCCCGATGTAACAGCAACGCGGTCGCCATTGTGAGGCTGATAGCCGTCAACCAAGGCAGGAAGGTTTAAGGTCAAAGCACCAACGCCAGTCCATAAAATCCGTTCGTTCATCTTTGGCGTATAGGGCGAGGTATCAACCACCACGTCGGTCAAGTCGCGACCCGTGCCAAAGCCTGGCATTGACTGCATCATGTTCTTGAACGCACGCAGGCAGGTTGCCTCATCCGCAGCCGTCACAACTTCACCCGCAGCCAATACGCCTAGGTCAGTTAGCGCATCAGCAATGATTTCGGATACTGTCATGCGGGTTTCCCTTTAAGATAGCGGCGCTAGGCTACTGTGATGCCGTAATAGGCACCCTGATTGCGTTCTAAGAATTGGCGGTTTGGAGTGGAGAGCGCGCTATCAAACACAACAACCTCTTGATAAATGAAGTCGCCATACAGCGAGCCGGTCTCGTTTCTGTTTATGCTAATCCCTGCGTTTGCGTTGCTGCCGGGGTTGCTTGTGCCGCTTGATGTTCCGTTTTTCACCGCAACCGAAGACGCGCCATTATAAATCGTTGTGTAGACTAGCCGTTCGTTTGTAGACACAGAAACCGATGGACCATTAGAGCCTGCAAATGAAATCAAGCTGCCAGCGTTGACGTAATCTGACGCGTTTGGTGTGCCTGTTTCAGTGTTTATAAGGTGTGTAAAATTGGTAATAGACGCAGGCATCCGCACCACCGCGTTCCTTGAAAACGGCTGAGCAATTGTTCCCCACGTTGGGGTAACTAAGTGGTGGTTTCCAACAGAACTGTCGCACACAATTGCAGGAAGCGTGCCAGCCAACTGCAAGACACCACTAATCACAATGCGGGGCTGCCTAGCGGCTAAAGCTTGCGCCATGTTGCGACCGTTGCCTGACTGGTCGTACCACGT